AAACTTCATTTATGCCAGCGGGGAGGTAGCCTACGCTGTTGCTGCCCGATGGGGCCATAAGGTCATCAAGTTCAATGGCGCTGATGGTGACAGTAAGATAGCCAATCTTGGACACTACAAGGTCATACGTCCCGTTAGCCGCGTAGAACGCTACCTGGCCGGTCGAAGACGATAGGAATGGGTTAGCCAACGGCGTGATGCCATTGTCGCTATACAGCGTGGCTGCTGTAGAAGTGCCGGCGACATAGACCGTGCAGGTGGCGTTAGAAAGAACCATTAGCGTCGAACTGGTGGAAGTCGTGGACGCTATAAAGTTGACATATCTCTGCACGGCGGAAACTCCTATGCGGCAGGTCGGCGGCGGCGTTTAGCCTCTAATTCATTGACCGGAGCTTCCGGTTCACCGGGAGTATATCGCACCCATCCGTTACGTTCATCCGCATCTGCTTCCGCATCCGCGATAGCGACTTTGGTGCCGTGTTTGGGGTGTCTAAGGTAGATGTGCATAAAGAAAACGGGGCGGTTGCCCGCCCCGTTCCTATTCGCTTTTTAGGCGATTCGGTACAGCGTCCAAGAGCCGTCGCCCGTTTTCACGGCGCGGTAGCTCTGGGCGGTGCCAGCGGTGGTTACGGTCATCAGGCCGAGTGAGCCCGAGGAACCGATGGTCCAACCGGTATTGGTCGTAATGGTAATCACGCCCGAACCGGAACCGTTGGTGTTGACCACGGTGAAATCAAAACAGCTGTTGACTTTGGCACTGGGGACGGCAGCGTCCAAATCAGTAGCCAAAGGCAGCGTGTATGCCGCCGCCGTGGTGGTTGGGGTACCCAGCAGGATACCGTTGAGAATCTGAGCAGTCGTCAGAGTCGCGGTAACCGTCGCCGTTGCCGGCGTAGCCTGAGTGCGAAGTTGAACTTCATTAAGGTTGCCGTCACCAATCTGGTAACCGCCAGCGCCATTAGGTAGTGCCATGATACTTATTCCTCAAAAAGAATTACTAATTAGCCCCACAACCGGCAAGCCATCGGTGGCCGGATAGTGGAGTAACCATACAGCACGTCAATACGGCAGGGCATACGGTCGTTGTTGATGTCGTACTGACGAACAACGCGCAAGCTGATGCCGTTGTGGACCTGGCGCGAAGCCATATCGACGCCCTGCGGAAGCAGAAGGTCGGCGGTCGCCAACGTGATGGCATCCTTATGATAGACCAGGTTCTGCGGGTACTGGGTCGAAGCAGTGCCAACAAAAGTCACGGCGGCGTTGTCAGCCGGGAACGAGTCCACGGTAGCCAGAGCGTTCGTGCTGGTGTAAATAGCCGGCGAAATTGCCACGCTGGTCCACGCGCCGCTAGACGCGGTGGCGGTCGCGGTGCAGACAAACTGCTGAAGCGAGCCGGTGGACTGACGGGTCTGCGGGTTGACGGCGTAAACGCCGGCAATTGTGAACACGTCGCCAGCCTTGATGGTTGCCGAACCCGTGCCGCCATCGATGTTGATGGTAGACGCGCCCTGCGTGCTAACCGCACCGTTCACCAGAATGGTGTCGGAAGTCGAGCGGCTGCCGGTGGTGTGCTGGACGATGGACTGCGACATGTTGATTTCGTCAAAGCCAAGAACGCCCTGACCCATCATGCCGTTCTTAAACTGACGGCTGACGGTGTCAACCGGGTTAAAGAGGCCTTTCATGCCTTCAACCAAACCAGCGTTCGCAGCCGGGTTGACGGTGGCGTAGCGCGGAGCCATACCAGCTGCGGATTCGTTCAGTTTCTGCTGCGCCTGCAACAGAACAAGCGAAGTAGCCGGGGTGGTGCCTGGGGTGCCAACCGTCTGGAAGATGCTCTTGTACGCATTCGCGACATCGGCATCAACCGAAGCAGCCAGCTGACTAACGCGGGGTTTCAGCACACGTTCCGCAAAGTCATCCAACTGCATGGTGAGTTCGGCAGAAGTAAAGTTCACGCCGATGTGCTTCTGCGAAGCAACAGTCAGGGTGGTGAACTGTTCGTTGTCGTTCTGCACCTGGAGGGCAGCGCCATCGGTGACGAGCGCGCGGTCAGGCAGACGGATGCGGAGGGTCGAGCCAATTTTGGCGCCCTCGACGGCAAAGGAATCGTCGTATTGACGGTTCACGTTGCGGGAAATCACCAGATTGTTCTCAAGGATTTCGAGAGCTTTCCGAGTGATCATATCAATCGTAAGGATTGAGTTAGACATGATATCTCCTAGTTAGCGAAGTCTTTGCGCTTCTAGCTTCTTCATCTGGCGTTGCCGCTCGGCCTCAATCCACTGCGATGCGGTCATACTTTTGATAGACCGAGGGTCAGTGGTATCAAAGCTCGGTGCCGAAGCACTTCGCGGTTTACCGGGTTGAATAGGCTCTGGCGCGTTAGTTACCCGTTTTGTTACCGGCTCAGAAACCAATTTGGCTTCCAGACGGCCAATTTCTTTCGCTTGCAAATACGGCGATAACCGGGAAATACGGTCAGCTTCTTTCGGATTGGACCCAAGGTAATAAGCCAAATCGGGGCCAATATCAGAAGCGTGAATCGTCTCAGCCATCACGTTCGTAATCGGAAGATTCGGGTTATACGCGACTTGTTCAAAGTCATTGTACTTACCCCGCGCTTCTTCTTCGCGGTCGTGATAAGCCTCAAGAACCTCAGTCTGCTGCTGCTGAACCGTTCGCTGCTGAATCAGTTGCTCCGCTTTACGCAAAGCCAGCGCATCGGCATACGCCTCTACGCTTTCAAACTGGTCTGCTGGCGGCAGTTCGACCGGTTGTGCCGGCGCTTTCTGCTGCTGAGTCCTTTCCCACTTACGCTGCTCTCTTGCAAGCCGTTTGCTGACAATCGCGTCAAGCTCTTCTTGTGTGAAGGTCTTGGGCTCTGCCTGCTCTCCAACTTCCGGCGCTGAAACATCGGGCTCAGGAGCTGCCGTCGCTACCTGTTCCGGCGCGGGTACTTCCGCTAACAGTTCTTCACCACTCATCTTTGGCTCCTTAAAAGCCCCCGGTAAACCTTACCGGTACGGTTTGTGCGTTTTTACCCTATATGGGTAAAACTAGCAATCACTATTCAAATGAAACAGTTGCGGCGACAGTTCCGCTAATAACGATATACAACCCGTTATTAAACTGAAGGCCATCTGCCGGAAAAAAATAATTGGTTGCCGAAACCGGGGTAAACACCCCGATTAGCGTTTTGGTCGTTGTTGCGGCGGCAGAATCGTAAATCGTAATGGTCGGAGTGGCCGACGCTGAGCTAACGAAAATGCCTTTAAGTTTACCGAAGCTAGGCTTTAGATTGGCCGTGGCGGTAATGTAAGAAGCTAAAGCCATATAAACCTCACGAAAGGAATTTAAGTTTGTACAGCGTGGACAGGTATAGCTCCACGATACCGTCAATCAGATTCTGAAGCGCTGTGTCTGATTTAGTACAGACGTTATACCGTTCGGCTTCAATTTCATCCAACTGGTTTTGCAAGAACTCCACCACGTTGCTAGTTTTCTTTGCCGATTGCAGCGAGATAGGCCCAATCAAACCGTGCCGCCCCTGATAGGCTTCGGCGAACCCATCCGCCAAGTCTACAATGCCTTCGTAGAATTTTTGCAATGCTTTGTGTTTGGCATAACTGCGGGTGTTCAGATGGACGCTGTGCGTCACGTCCCGCGCCAAAAAAAACAGACCTACAAATTCAGCGGCCTTCATTGCATGGGTTCCTGTTGCATCATTTCGGGTGGCATTTCCGGTGGCATTTCGCCATCCATCGGCATTTCTTGCGCTGGCATCTCAGGCATCCCAGAGTTTTGCGGCATCAGGTCGCCGGACTCCATCATGCCGTGGATGGTGCCCAACACGACGTCTTGAATCTGGTCCGGCGTCATGCCCGCCATCGTGGCGCTAATTCGCTTGGTTTCGGCTTCATAGCGCTTGATGTTAAGGTCTTGCGCTTCCATCGACTGCGCAACGCCTTGCAGCATGGCGTGCATCTGCTCCATTTCCTGCCCCATCGCCTGCATCTGTTGCTCGGCTTGCTGTAGCGCCGGTGACTTGTCGTCGTCAGCCAACAGTTTCGGGTCGATGGTCTTTTCAAACCG